AAAGGGGCAGGGAAGGGAGCCGCTGTCGGTGGTCCTCCTGGTGCAGTAGCCGGCGCAGTACTTCCAACTTTAGCAGGCGGATTTGGCCCGGTCGGTTAGGAGACTATTATGGCAGGACAATTTGATTTACAACCATCATTCCCAATAGCAGGCGTTGCCGACTTAATAGCAAACCGCCCGTACAAAGAGCAGCAGATGAGGGCTCAGCAACAACAGCAATTGGTTCAAGGCCTAGATGCTTTCGGACAAGGCGTCAATTCTCTAGTTCAAAAGCGTAATGCGATGGCCCAGGCGATGGTCTTAGGAAAGAATCTCGGAATGGCTCCCGAAGAAACCCAGGGCCTTACGCCCGAACAAGTAATCCAGGCAGCGACGGTGAAGAAGGGCTATGTCGGAGCGGATCTGATTAGTTCTCTCTTTAAGGGGCTTAACCCTAATGGGGGTCCTGCTGGCGTTGCGCCGACGGTCGCCTCTCCAGCGGGTCTTGCGCCGGTCGCAAGTACGGGTGGTCCTATCTTGGCGTCACAAACCACGGCAGTGCCTGTGGATCAACCATCGGCAGCAACGCCAGCGACCCCTCCATCAACAGGAGCAGTGCCTGTCCCGATTCCAGCGCCTCCTGTTAAACCGAGGCAATTTAACCCCGCAGAACTAAAACTAATTACGCATGTAACCGACACGATGCGGCCAGAAAATGTTTACACAAATAATAACGGAGTAATCACTCCCGTGGGCCAAGTTCCGAAAGGCTCTAAATTCGTATCAGAGCATGATCCATCGGCAATTAGTGACAAAGATAAACAAAAAGAGCAAGACCTGTATTGGCGAGACGCTGTTTCTGGATTACGCGGGATTCGTGGCGATACAGCAATGAAAGACATCGAGACGCAGAGAAACGCCGCGATTGTTGCTTACAACAGACTCAAATCGCTTGAAGTCTCTGGCGAAGGGCTAAACCCCATCGATTACGTCGATATTTTAGGCCAAATTTACAAAGCGCGAACGGGAACAGCGCCAACTCAGGAAGTCTTGAAAGAGGCGAAGCAAGTTACCGCGACAGGACAGTTCGGCAAATATTGGACTTATTTGACGGGAGAACAAATGCCCGCAACAAGTCAAGGGATTGCTGGAAGCCTCAAGAATATGGTCGCGCACATGGGGCTTCAGTCTGATGAACTTCATGACGGATATATGCAAGTTCACGGTCCAGAAGTCTTTAACCCGAATATGTCTCCCGAGAACGTGAAAAAACTGTCAAAGCTTTCTCGCGGGAAAAGCTTCGCTGAGGCCACAGGAGCAAAGCCAGAAGATTTTGACCCCCATATTCAAGCAATCAAGTGGGCTCAAGCAAACCCTAACGATCCTAGAAGCGCAGCCATTCTGAAAAAAGCAATGGACGCGAAACAATCAGGCGGCGGGGGCTCCATTGGGCTTTAATCCTGACGCTTACCTAGCAGAAGGGTCATCTAGCGGATTTGACCCAGATGCTTATTTGGGGGTCAAAAAACAGGAGCCTACTCTTGTCGATCAAATCCCAGGAATTCTAAAACAGGCTGCAACTGCCGCTTTAGATTCTAGCCCAGCAAAACTGACTCAAAAGTTTATGCAAACCGATCCAGCAACAATGCAAAAGGTTGGCGGTCCTGCGTTGCCAATTGCCGGGGGGGCATTAGGTGGGCCAGTTGGAGCCGCTGCTGGGGAACTATTGAGACAGGCCACAGGAACAGCATTTGCCCCAGAGACTGTCCCGGAAACACCTTTGGGTCGTGCTGCCTCTGCTGCATCAGCTGGAATTCTGCAAGAGCCCAAGATTTTAAATGCTATCCCCGGCGTTTCTCAAGCAACAGGTAAAGTTTCTCAACTTATGTCAGGGCTTGCCGCTAAGGCTGGGAAAGGTTTTCTGAAAGCAGGTGAAACCGCATCAGGCGTTAAGGCGCAGGATCTTGGACAGGCCGCCGAACAGGGATTGTCTACCTACGGAGCCCCGTCGCTTAAAAAGGCAACTCAAATATTTGGCGATGCCCTTGGCCCGGAAGGCCAAGCGGCATTGAAAGAAAAAGCCTCTGACGCGTTTGATCCAGCTTTGGGGAAGGCGAGAGCTATTGCAGCCGACATCGGATCGAGGATGGAAGAGGGAAAACCTGTCTCAGCTATAGAAGCTTTGCAAGCAAGACAGGCTACAGACCGAATAATCTCTTCGACTTCTGTCACTGACAAGCTAACCCGAAAATCTCTCTATGATTGGCGTTCGAAATTCGACGATATTTTAACCAAGCAGGACGGACCACTTAAAGCTGCATCCAATACGTACCGCCAAGCTATTGTTAAAGACAAAATATTAAATCCTACGCGCCTAAATAAGAGTGGAGAACCCTCAGCTTTTCTTCCGATGCTCGTCGGGCATGGAATGATGGGGAAAGGGCTTGAATCAGGGCTCGGGATGTTAACCGGGACTTCTCCAGCCTTGTGGGGATTAGCTGCAACGGCTGGAGGGTCGGGCATCAGAGGGCTTAATACTTTGGCCCAAAACCCAGCAATACGTCAAACATTACTTCAAGTGCTTCAACGCCTTAACCAAAATAAGCAACCCGAACAGGCTAAACCCTAATGTGCGCTTCCTTTAGTAAAGAGAGCCAGAGGATGTCTTGAGTGCTGCCGACGAATTTTATAAGCGAGAGGAAGATAAAAAATGGCGCGAGCGAACGGACGAGCGCCTAGTCGCTCTAACCACCGACGCGACAGTATCCAACGATCGGTTGGATCAAATCGACGATGCGTTAGACAAGCTGGACAAACTGATCCGCGGCGATCCAGACGAGGACCGGGAGGGAATAGCAGAAGCGATTCACATGCTGCAAGTCGAGGTGCGAAAGTTCAACCGGATATTCGAGAAGGACAGCTTGGGAAACGGTGGATTGTTGGCCGACATCTCATTTCTGATGGACAAGCGCAAGCGGCACGAGCGGCGCGAGGACAACGCCTGGAAATACGTGACAGCTATATCGGTGCAATTCTTGATCCTTATTGGGCTTATCGTCGTCAATTGGGCGAATATTCAGGCCTACATCATGGAACGCCAGCACATCCACGACCCAAAGCCCATAAGCCGGGATGCGAAACGGTTGAAGGCTGAACGTGCTAAGAAGCGCCACGTTAAACCCCCGGAGGTCCATCTTGAGCAACCCGGAGAAGAAGTGTCCGAATGATGGGGATGCAATGGTTGTCATCATGGATGAACCGCTCGGGCGTTTATGGTTTTGCCGCCAATGTCTTCAAACGCAGTCCCAGTATTTCAGTAAGCACAACCATCGGGACCGGATACACAAAGCCAATGAATCTTAAATTAGAGCGACTGATATTAGACGAGAAAGGAACGATCGGCAGTCTTTATTGCGATGGCGTTTTCATTTGCCATACGCTGGAAGACCCGGCGAGAAAAGTGAAAATCCATGGTCAGACCTGCATCCCTAGTGGAACTTATAGTGTGGATTATACTTGGAGCGGTCGTTTCGACCGTATGCTTCCTCTTCTTGGTGACGTGCCTCTCTATTTTGGCATACGAATGCATGGCGGCAATTCCACCGAATCTACGGCGGGTTGTATTTTATGCATTACAAATTATGAAAAGACTCCTGAAGGATGGGTTGGAACCTACTCTCAGAAGGCCCTCGCGTTAGTGTGTCAGAAGTTTGAACAGAACCCTACGGGCAAACACTCGATTGAAATTGTCGGCGGGTATTCCGCCCAGGAGATGAGCGCATGATTCCCGATTTTCTTTTAAAGATTGTAGGACGCCGCATTGGCGACAAAATAAAACTACAGGAGAATTCAACAATGGAAAATAAAAAATGGTTTCAATCCAAGACAGTTTGGACCGCTGTCGTTGGGGGATTGCTGAGTATTTATACGGCTATCGGAACGATTCATCCTCTTCCGGTTATACCTGAGTGGATTTATACGTTGCTTGGGGCAATCGGACTTTATGGGCTACGAACGGCTGATTCAAAAATAAGCTAACGCCACGAACGCACATGGATGATATTTGCGATTTGGGCTCGACTCAGCGAAAACAGTTTCGCTTTTTCGTCCACAAATGCCGAATAGGAATTACGCAAATCGGATACCTGCTTTGCGGTTATCTTCGACAACGCACATTTCTCTCCCATATAAGCTCTACGTCGCTTTACGCAATCTCTCAGATTCTTAACTTGGGTCCCCAGTTCAAGGTGATCCGGATTCACGCAGGTTGGGTTATCACATTTATGGAGGACGAACATCCCCTTGGGGATTTCGCCTTTGTGGGTTGAATAAGAGAACCGATGGGCGTATACGTTTAATTTCCCAATTCGAAATTTTCCGTATCCGCTTCCGTTGTTGTATCCGGTCCATATCCAGCAGGATGAAGTCTTAATCAAATGAGCAAAGAAATAATCGGAGGGTTTATTCATACCATGATATTACAAACTAAAGTCGTCAGCACGAAGATCGGATAAGTTGCTGGATGGTGTCGGGGCGCGTTACACGGGAATGGACGTTAAGAAAGAAATGCAAAGTCCATAATATTCCGCTTATTGTCCAAGAAATAGCGCAAAAGCCATTTGCTTACGTAAAGCATTGCCCAAAGTGTCTGAATCGTGGTATTCGCAAGACCCGTTGACACGCTCTTTCCTATTAAAGCGCAGTATGGCGATAGGTCTGCGCGATATGAATGGAGTATAGATCGTGATATTGGGCTTTGGATTCCCATTCAATATCAGGGAGCGGGAGACCATAACGGAATTGATTTTGATTGCCCGATAGGAACGATTGTCAGGGCGATGTCAGACGGCATGATTGTCAGATCGCGCTATGAGAACTATTTAGCCTCAGACGATGGAGCCGGTCTATTCATTTTGCAGATTGTTACGCTTTTAGGCTATGACAGTTGGGTTTTAAAGTATTCGCACATTAAAGCGTCTTACGTGAAACCCGGGCAGGCCATTAAGCGGGGGGAAGCTATCGCAGAATCAGGGATGAGCGGGAACGCCATTTCACCCTATTTGCATGTGGATTTGATGAATCTGCATCGGCAGTGGCAGCCGATTCCGATTGAAAACTAAGAGCGCCTCCATGGCATGGGGCCGCCTTACCGTCGAGGTGGGGGTAAAGTAGGGCTAAATTTGTCCCTTTTGCTCGCCCAGCCCATAGATCGCATGTTCGCCAAATGCGAATAAGTACGTAATTCCATCTTCTTTGATCGTTTGGAGTTTAACGCGCAATCCATTTAGCTCTTCGAAGTTAACGACCGGGATTGCTCGTTCAAATATTTCGCTCATTCTCTCACCCTCCCGTTTATTGTAAACCGTCAAATATAACTTGCGCGTTGCTTTTAGGACTAAAATGGCTCGTGGGTAAGCTAGAGGCCCTTACCGCTTGGGCCGGGTTCCCTTCTAACACCCACGAGAAAATTCATCCAACCACATCCCCCAAAATTATGCCCGTAGAACTGGCTACGGGACTTTCTGCATCAGGCCAAGCGTGACGCGCGGCTACGCCTAGTTCGTAGCGCGAGACCCAAAATCGTGCGATTAGCTTCTAGGGATAGTTAGTCGGCCTAGTGGTTCTTGCGGATGTGATACATGAACCAATACAGCGATCCGCCTTGTTCTTTGCATTTAGGACACGGCCAGCCTTCAACGTCAATTATCATTGCCATCAACCTCCCAACAAGCGTTGTTGGCATCCGACGATCCTATTGCCAACATTCCGCATCAAATCTGACCGTTATGCTGTAAGTAGCTGTCTAGGCTATTTGTTTTCCGCGACGTACTTCACAATCAGTTCTGCCGTTTCTTCAATAACGGCGCACACAATTAGGGCCCCTAATCCAGTCCAAAAGAATAGGCGATCATGAAAGTAGTGGTAGCCAGTAAAGGCCCCAAGCACGGCGGTCATTAAAGTTCTCACTGAGATACCTCCAAAGTGGTCCCGCTGGACCTGTGTTGGCAAACTGCATTTAATCGCGTAACTAGCTTCTAGGGCTTCTTACGCTTTTGTTGCTTTTTTGCTCTGGCAACCTTACTTTTGAGAACCTTTTTTACTGCCGACAATAGCTCTCTCAGATCGTCGATAGACCATCGTTTGTAGTCATGCCCACAACGGCACGGAGTTTCCCAACATTTTTCGCAGTCGGACATAGACATAATTCCTCCTTGCCAACAAGTATCCAACAACGTGATATTTCATCGACGGTAACATCTGCCAACAGACCCCATGAAAAGCGTGTAAGTAGCGTGGAGGGCTAATCCGCTACTGGTTCATATGTGGCTTCAAAGATGTCCGGCTTACATGGATACTTTTCGCCCTTTACGCCAGTTATGATCCAATCCCCTGCGCTGACATTTAGAGGCCCTTCTAGTGTTGTTACACGCCATCCATACCAAGTATTTTTATAGCCCTGCGCGTCCTCGGTATGCTTCTCGATGTATTCTTCGACCCCTTCTGGGTGCGGTTTCTTATCCGGCCAAAATTGGGTCGCTTCAATTACTACGGGTTTTTTGCGGTATTTCATGCTTTGGCTCCTGTTGGGTATCTGCTGGCAACTCAAAAGACGCACCACGATTTATCTATTCCGACGGCAAATTCCTGTAACTATCTTCTAGGACTTCTCAAGCGATCACGTTTTACCTGTACCAGCTATACAGTTTTCGTCTAGGCCTTTAGACTTGCCAACAAATACCCAACGCATCTACTTTTTCCCGTCGATACCTTTGCCAACAGACCTTTTACGTTTTCGGCCTTTGCCATACAAAGCCTCAAATATACGCATTAAAGCGTCACCGTCCCTAATAGCGGCCTTTTGAGCCCTATCAATGAATCGGCTCACTTCGTCGTCGGTGTACTGAGTGCTTACAAGCTTTTTGATTTGCTTCTGAAGTTCCTTGAGTGTCATACTTTTATCTCCAATCAGCTTCTAGGGCTACTTAGCTGTAAGAATTCTCAACAAGCCGAGGAGCACAATAAAAACCCCAAGGGCCGTTTCAGACGGTGGTTTCATAAAATCTCCTTAGTATCTCCTGGGCTACTTTGGCTTAACCGGAACCCATAAGCCCATCTGTGCTTGAATCGCACAGCCAGAACAATGTTCCGGCGTATGGTACTCTTCGTAAGTTAGTTCTTTGTTTTCATCCATTGCCATCACACCTCCCCTATTTCCCCTCACCGTTGGCAAGTGCCAACAATGCGGATTTGGCGATTTCATAGGCATATGCCACAGGTGCGGGATATCCGGACTGTGGGACGCCGAGATTTTTCGTCACCTGCTCCAGTGCCTCTTTCGCAAGAGCTAGTTTCTCCTGTGCCGTCGATAGCTGTCTCATTAATTCATTGATTCGCGCCGAATAGGCTTCTTCCATACCCATATAGTAACCATGTCCCATGAATTTAGGTTCGCTCATTTCCCCGCCGCCCCTTGAGGGCTGTCTTTGCCCGAAACCTTGCGCCATGCGTCTATAGCCTGTAAGGCAAGACCATCATCTTCCTCATCACCGTCATAGATCATTCCCGATTCTTGATGGAGCTTTAAAAGCTCGGCGCAGTATTCCGCCGCTTCCAGCCGGGCGATGAGGGCATAAACTTCCGAAGGGCTTAGCTCTATATCGCCCAGATACTCCCCTCGATTAGCTTGGTCTAGTGTATTTTTCAACTGCTTCAAATCGTCATTGGTAAATACTCCGAAACCGTCGTGTGATTTCATTCCATCTCTCCCTTGCCGCTGGATTTAAGCGCGCGAATACTCGCAGCAAGCTGCTCGTGGTCACAATCCGTCGTATAGGTGTTTCCAGGCGTGGCCTCAATATCAAGCGCCGCTTCCTCCAATCGCTCATCCGCGTACGCTTCCAACGCCGAAATAATAGCCTTCTTGGCCGTTAGATTCCACAGATCGGGGACGCTGCCCATATACAGCACTTTGGCCAATTCGTCACAATAGGTTTCGGCGGATTTCATTTGCTACCTCTTTCCGTCGTGCGGGCGCGAATCTGCGTCGCAATG